AATGAAAGAAATTCTCGAACAGAACAGCGAGGTGATCCAACAGGCTGGCCAGGCATTGGTCGATATCGGTTCGGAACTGGCAGCTGGTCGTATCGATGATACTTTCAAACGTATGGACGCAGCACATCAGAAATACGCCTCGTGGAAGGAACTTGATCAGGCCATTCTGGATATAGATGAAGCTGTCAGCAATCAAAAGAACACATTAGCCGTTCAGCAGATTCTTACAGAATTAGTTGTAGCTGTACTCGGCTCAGCCATCCGAAAAGGGATTTAATGATGGCGGTTTCTGATAAGGAGCGCAAACTGGCAGAAACCCTCCGCGACCCTGTGCTGTGGGGACAAGCATATCTTCACAACCGGGATGGTTCCGACCGTTCTTATTGGGAGCACCAGAAAGACGACCTCTGGTGTCCTCATAAAAACATCATCCATCTTGACGGGCGTGATGTTGGCAAGTCGATTGTGCTCTCAACGGATGCACTGCACTATGCCTTCACGACTCGCGGTGGGCAGGGTTTGATTGCCGCTCCTCATCAGGGACATCTTGACACGGTTATTGAAGAGATAGAGTTTCAGCTGGATCATAATGAAGATTTGATGAACAGCATTGCTCTCTCGAAATACGGCAAACCTAAAATTACCCGGAAGCCATACTTTCGATTGGAGTTTACCAATGGCTCCGTTCTTTATTTTCGACCTGCGGGTGCGTATGGCGACGCATTCCGCTCCCTTCATGTCGGCAGAATCTGGGTGGATGAAGGGGCCTGGCTTTCCGAGCGTGCTTGGAAAGCACTCAGACAATGCCTGAAAACCGGCGGCCGGTTGAAAATCTATTCCACGCCCAACGGATTGCGGAACACAACTTATTATCGACTGACCCTGTCTCAGCAATTCAAAGTATTCCGCTGGGCGTCATGGCTCAACCCCAACTGGACCGCTGATCGGGAGTTAGAGCTACTGGAATTTTATGGTGGCAAAGATACTTCCGGCTGGCAGCATGAGGTTGCCGGGGAACACGGGAAGCCGTCTTACGGCACATTCAATGTGGAGCAATTCAATCTCTGCAGGCAGGAGTTATTGGAGTACCAGAAAATCACCATCAGCGATGCAGAGCTAAGGGATTGTGAAACAGAGGAAGCGGCATATGACCGGTTGGAAATGATGCTTAACCTTACACCCAGAACAGGCCTGTTCTGGATTGGTGGTGACCTTGGATATACAAATGACCCGACCGAGCTGGTTATTTTTCAGGAAGCAGAGGTGGGCGACCGCAGCATTCTGAAATTGGTACTGCGTATTCACATGGAGCATGTATCGTATCCGCATATTGCTCAGACCATCGCACTGCTCGAGCGCTATTTCACCCCGGCGGGAATTGGCGTGGACAATGGTGGGAACGGTTTGGCCGTCGTGCAGGAACTGTTGACCCTCGATAAATACAAAGAACTGCAGCTTGAAGGACGGCTGAAAGGCTTTGATTTCGGTGGGATGACCCGACTCACTGTTCGTGACGGGAAGGAAATCAAAAAGCGGACAAAGGAGCTGATGACCAGCCTGATTAACGGAGCCCTTCAGAGAAAACAGATCATCTTCCCGTCGGACGATCTGGATATTGAAGACCAGTTTACCACCCAGACCTACACACTGCGTGATGGCAAGATTATCTATTCCAAAGGTAATGACCACATCATCGATGCGGTCCGCTGTGCCATGCTCATTCGGGAGCAAGGCAATCTTGACCTTGCCGGTGAAGAGACCGTCTTCCTTAAACCAGTCCTGACCAATCCTATTTTCATCTGAAAACAGACAAATTGTAGCCAATTAAAAATAAGTGGCAACAATATGTCTGATTGGGACCCGCTTTCTACTTTCATTAACCGCTTTTCCGACATTTTTCCTCTCCATCCGGTAAGTAACCCCAGTATTGCTGCAAACTACCCACTGCGGGCAGATGTGCGGCCAACAAACCGGAAATAACCCGAGAGGATAATGTGGATACAAACGCCAACCCTGATACTGCCGAGCAGCCAGAAAACGAATCCAATGGATACGCCATAGTTCCTATGGCTGCTGCGGCTGCTCTCGATGCTTCCGCATTCAGCAAGGTAAACGCAATGGATGCGGTTCCTGTCACATGGGAGGAACGCGCCAGAAAAGCCTGGGAATACTATGTGGAAGAACCGCTCGTCAAAAACTGTGTCAATTCATGGCGCACCTTTGCAGTTGGTGATGAAATCAAACTCTCCAGCGATGATGAAAAACTTAAGGATGAGGCTGCCCTGGCAGCTTATCAGCTTAATGTCTCTGAATTTATCAAAGATATGGTTCTTCAACTGCTGGTCAAAGGTGATGCCGTTGGTTTTAAGCGCTATGCCACCTCCGGACAGAACATCGAAGAGGTTGTATGCGTCAATCCTGTATCAGTAAAGGTCAAATATGCACAAGGCGAACTGATTGAAGCCAAACAGTATGCAGAGGACACAGGAAGTGCAAGCGATCCCATTGATCTCCCGGTTGATCAGGTAATTCATTTAAAATGGGATGCTCCCGGATTCTCCCCACGGGGCAATTCAATGATATTACCTGCTTTTCAAGCCATTGAACTTTTACGGGATTACCGCCGTGCAGAGCAGGCAATAGCCAAGCGCTGGGCTACCCCGTTCCGTCTCCTCAAAGTGGGTGGTGCGTTTGGTCAGAAGATGGTGATGCCGGACCAGCGGATGCTCGAACAGGTCCGCGACATGGTCAACAAGATGGATATGAAAAGCGGCTTGGTCGTACCATTTTATGTCAATGTGGAAACCCATGGCACCGACGGACAGGTTCTCAATGTCGAGGACAAGGTCAAAGAGGTGAAGGAAGACATTGTGGTGGCTCTCGGACTCTCACGTTCCTTGGTAACCGGTGACGGTCCCAACTTTGCCACAGCATCAGTAAGCATGCAAAAAATGATGGTCATGATTCGGGAGATCAAACAGGCCGCACGGAAGCTGCTTGATTGGATCTTCGATGATTGGATGGAGTTGAATGGGTACAGCGACAAAACTCTCCAGTTCATCTTCAACGACCTTGACCCAAGTGATGCCGTCGATTTCAAGAAACTACTTATAGAGCTTTACGACCGCAAGCTCATCAGTCGTTCCAGTTTGCAGATTAAAATGGATCTGGACCCCGACATCGAAGCTGCCAACCGGGAAACAGAACGTAAAAATATCGATCTGATGGATGAAAAACAGGTCAAGCCATTGGTGGATATGGTGGTGTCGGGAATTATGAGTGTTCCCCGTGCTCGTGAAATGCTGGGTATTCCCGCAGAAGAAACCGGTCTTGGAGTTGAATCTGCTCACAGCTGGTCTGAAAATCTCGAAGCCACTGCAGAAACAGCTCTTTGCGACGAATGCAATCATTTCAACGCTGAATCAAACCAATGCCGGGTCCATAATACCGAACGAACTTTTGATTCTCCGGCCTGTCGTTTTATTGACCGCCGGGAATCCTGATCATGCCATCAGACCTCAAACAACGCATACAGGCTGCAACGGTCAAGAGTCTGAAATCCCGAAACCGCTATACCGATTCCATTACGGCTCAGCTGACCCAGTCCCTCAATAAGGCAGAACAGGAAGTGGCTCGGGCTATTCTGAAATACCGTACACTTGGATCATTACCGGATAATAAACTGGCCGCACTTAAAGGATTGGAGAAACTACAATCTGAGTTGGATGAGGTTATGCGCCAGTTGAAACGGGACCAGACGCTTGTCTTCCGCAAAAGCACAAAAGAAGCCTTCAGAGGCGGCATCGCTCAGGGTATTTCCGAGCTGACATCCGCATCACTGCCTTTCTATGCCGATCTGAAGTCGTCCGGCATTGACAAACTTGCCACCAAGGTATTCACCATCGTCGACACTAATGCTCTAGATTTTATGACCCAGTACAGCCTCACCCTTGCTGGAGATGTTCACCGTGAACTGTCCGATGGAATCAAACGAACAATTCTTAGCGGTATTGCCACAGGCAAAGGAGCAGATGACATTGTCCGCGACCTCGGCAAGGTCATCATCGACAAGGACTCCTTCAGGCAGGCTGGCAGCCGAGTGTTCAGCAAAGCTCAGTACCGTATGGAAATGATTGCCCGGACCGAAGTTTTGAGGGCACACAACATGGGGCGGCTCAAATTTCATGAGCGCGTCGGAGTCCAGAAGCTTGAATGGATGGCAATGAATGACGAGAGAACCTGTCCGGTATGTGGTCCTCTCGACGGCAAGGTCTTTGACACGAGTCGTTTCCCTCAGCAGCCCGCGCATCCCAACTGTCGCTGCACCAGCGTGGTGGCCTGGCCCCTGGTGATATGCGGCGGCGAGCTGGGGGCCAAGGCGGCGGCCGAACCCCTGTCTGCCGTGTCGGACACGGCACAGGCAGGCGCGGCGTGCATCCTTCCGCCCCAGGCCATCGAAGAGCAGGCGAAGGCGAAAGCCGCGGAAGACGCCAAGCTCAAGGCAGCCTTCGAGAGCGGCCAGATAGCGGACCTGAACACCCTGACCGTGAAGCAGCTCCAGACGCTGGCCAAGCAGAACGGCGTTTCCATCGCCCGCACCAAGGCCGACTTCATCAAGCTGCTGGACCAGGCCGAACCGGGGTTCGACCATACGAATCTCACCGGGGCCGCACTGAAGGCAAAGCGGAAAGAACACAAGATCGGCCTGCTGCGGACCAGAT